TTAGAAAAAGCACGGCAAAAACTACTTTGTGCTTTTAGAAAAAGCACGGCAAAAAACAATATATGAATTCTAAAAATTCTTTTATATTATTGAAAAAAGAGATTTGCAGAAAAATTGAGGAAAAATGATGCCAAAAACCGATATATCTACACAACAGTCAGAAATGTGCTTTGAAACTAAGGAAATTATTTCTCTCAACAACCAGATCGCGATACATCAGGAGAACATAAATGAAACTTATAAGAGATTTATCAAGCTCAACGAAGCTTATATGTCTAAAAAACAAGGTTGAATAACTTAGCAAAATATTTATAGTGTATATTTTACACTTTTCTACAAGCGTTTATAATATCTCTCAATACCACCATCGCCATCATCGCCATCTTGATCAATAATGATAGACCACTCACTTTTCTCATTTAACAATATATTTAGGAGAATATAGATAATACACAATACAATGATAGTAATGATTAAGTTTTTTGTAGAAGCATATATGATCGCAAACAATATAGTAGCCTGAACAACTGGATGTTTTAGCATTTTTTTCTGGTATTCTGTAAAATCTAATTGAAGATGTCTTGATCCAATGTGGATCATCGCAATAGATGAAAGAGATAGAGCATCCATACTTATTTTTTAATAAACATAATAATGTCCATATACACTGCCATCAAGATGATCATTACGAGAATACCGATCTTTATGTCATACATATATATGTAGTATGTTATTAAGAGTAATGGGATAAGCATCCAAGGATGTTTATGGATTATCATAATCCATTGTGGATTACGTGTAGTTGGTCTAAGGCTGTAATAGATCACATAAATAGATAACAGAACTATTACTATGTTTTTAAGAATATTTTCAATAGACATACTTATTCTATTTATTCTAAAAAATCTTCTAGAATGAATAATATATTAGTAAAAATAAAATTAATAAGAGAGTAAAGTAAGAATAAAATGCTTTATGCTAGTCTTGATGAAGTGTATAAAGGATATACACCACCCTCAAAAAAGAAAAAGTCTAAGGAAAAGAAAGTATCAGTAAGCGATGATAGAATTGAAAATATGTCTGATCTAAGAGACGATGGTGTAGGAGGTATGTTGTGTGGTGCGAATGGAATGAGGAGTGATCTAATGGGTGCCGATATTACTAATCAAAAGATGGCGTATAATAATGATCATTATGATATGGATATTCCTATGGTGAAAACTTCACCTAACCATATGGTAAAAGAGGTAAACGGACAAAATTGCACACTATCAGCTGCACCTTACACATATCCTATACAACCAGAAGCAATGAAAGAGTATCAAGAAGCAGTTGAGGTATCACTTAATTATGATCAAAACAAGATCGTGAAATCTTCATTAAATACACTAAGATCTTATAATGAAGATGATCTAGATCAATACTTTGACGTTGATCCTTCTTCATTAAACAATGATTATTCTATCAAACCTAAAAATATTAAACAAACTGAAAAAACCGGACATACCGGACATACCGGAAACACCGGAAACACCGAACAAAGAAGGGTATCAAAGAACCCTCCTCTTAACACAAAAAAGAATGTAGATAAGAAGAAAAAAACGAATACAGACAAAAAGTTTCGTGACGATAAACTTTATGAATTTTTATTATTCGTTTTTATTGGATTTATCATTATTGCTCTGTGCGAAATTATCGTTTCTCTGGCAAGATATAGATAGTACGAGATATACATATTAATAGAGTAATGGGTTGCTATATATCTCATTGTCATGAAGAAGATTATGAACCTTTAATGGACTTGTTCTTCCTACCCTTTGAGCACGACCCACTGCCTGGGTCTTATCTTTCCCCATATAGTGGTATATGATCACATCTGTGGCACAGCTAATATCTATTCCTGATCCTGCATAGCGAGTGTTCAATAAAACAACCTTTAATGTTCCACTTTTAAAATTATCTAAAATATTTTTCATAGAAGCAGTAGTTCCTTTGATCTCCGCACAAGTTATATTGTTCATTTTTAATTTATTGATAACGCTATTGAAGCTGTTATCTACCGCGCTAAATATAAGAAACTTTCCATCTGGTTTATCATTTATGATCTTTAACATCGTCTCTTCTTTACTTAAATTTTTATTGGGTAGGCCAGAGGTTTTATCGTCTGTATCTTCATTATTCAATTCACCTATTTTTGTCATCTTTTCTTTCTCAATTACTTGCCTACATTCCGGACATTTCGGTTCAAATGTGGCATTCCTCATAACACCAGCAATACACCTCAAACAAAAGCTGTGTGTGCATTCCAATACAACTGGATCCTTTTTAGTATCCATACATATCGCACAATCATCCACCGTGATAGCATTTATGCGTTCTTCTAAATTAGTAAGTTGTTGCTGAATAGTGTTTATTGAGTTTTTCAATGATATCATCCTTGTTTCTCTCTCACTATCTGTTAGAACCATATATTGAAGATTGTTCAATTCAACATTCTTATTTGTAATGTCTTTCCGCATACCCTCTGTGAGACGTTTGATGAGAGCATCAATGGTTGCCTCTTTCACACCCATCTCCTTAATAGCACCTGTAATATCACCAGCGTTTATTCGTTCAAACACTGATCTATTTAGATATCCACGCAGCGCACTTAATCGCTTAGACATGATACACTTGTAGTTTATTTCTTCTAATGGTGGAATATCAAAGCTACTCTTAACAAAGTCATTGTGAGATTTTACTGTTACAAACCGTGTTTCATTGAAGATAATCTCGCGGATATCGCTGTAATTGTTTAGATTATACCTGAACATCTTAGGTGTTCCAGTGATCATCCATAGAAATCTGTAATGGATAAGCGGTAATTGAACAATGTTGTCATGTGCCTCATCTATCATTAATCTAGACCATCTGCGATGATATTTACTAGGTTTTGATATATAAGTTATCAATTGTTTGATATTTGTTATCTTAACTAAGACGAGATCATAGCCTTCAAAGAAATTTCTCACATCTTCCTCTGTGGAACCGTTTGATACATCTGGAACATACTTCTTGATTGTTTTTATGTTCTCTATCGCAAATACATTCAATTTTGTATGTTGTTTAATCATACTAAGCCATTGAAGATATACCGGACCACGTGGTACAACCACCAGGGTGGTTTTTATGTATGGTTCTTGATCAATACCTGATGTAGATGAAACACTGAAACTGTTTGTTTTATATGTTCTTGTCCATACATTGTTAATATGGATGTCAGATATATCGCTTTCACTTATTATACCTAATGCTGTCATTGTTTTCCCATAACCTACGATATCACTAAGAAGACCTACATTTGCCCTTACATTGAATATTTGATTAGGATCAGTAACTGAACAATATTTAATAATATCATTCTGTTCCATTGTGCGTGCTTTGTGTATTTCAGCTAATTGATGAGGCTTTAAAGACATTGAAATATTCTTAGGTTGTTCAATGAGAGGCGAATTGTTATCTAACAACTCACGATAGATATACTCTTCTTCAATTATTTCTGTCATATTCCACAGTATTCCACAGTATTCACAATATATTATTACTATATCATTAATAATATTTCCTTATATGTGTTCATAATAGATAATATACTTTTTACAAAAGTAATTATAAGGGATATTCACATATTGATCAATTATGTCTAAGCGTTTAAATGATGTTGTTGATCGTGTTCAACCAGATAACTATGGTTTAGACAACAACACACTCGGAAAGACGAAGTATAGCAAGTATGATTGGCATTGGAGATTTGACTATTACCAGATACCGAATGACGATATAAATGATTATCTAGGCAATACTGATATTGCCTCCGCTTTCAAAAGCTATGACAACAACAAGCTCTTAAAGCGTCATTATCAACATACGGCAGATTTCAATATCAACACTGATATTGAACCAGTCAGTATGGAGATGGACACAGAAACAGCGAACAATCTATTGATCATTTATAAGATCCAGACGGGATATACACAAAGTGAAAGCACTAACAATGATTTTGAACATAGCATACCTATTGATGTTAATCAAATCAATCAAAATCATACAAATGGAATTAGATATATCCTTCTACATATGCATACAAATATAGAGTTTAAAGAAAGTATCACATTCAAGAGCAGATCATCAAACTTTAATTTAACAGCAAATAACAGACTCATTATTGTTAGTGGCAATAATGAATATTGGAATACAACAGAAGATTTATATACTCCATTGATATCTGCTATTGATGTAAATAGTACGTCAGTTAGAACATTAAATCAGGTAGGAACAACAAATCCTTTTCCGGAAAAGGAAAAGGAGTTTACTTTTAACAAGGGATGGAATAGTATTGATTGTTATATCGTTATTGATAAGAATAAACTAAATAAATATAAGTTTTCTCTTAGTCTTAACCCCACCATTCAGTATCATAATCCTAATATCAAAGTAAATAATCAGTTTTATGTTGATGTAATAAATGCCAATTCAACCATCAATTTAGATGATTATGAAGATTTCACAACGAATAATAAAAAAATAGATTATAATGAAAAATCCATCGCGAAAGACTATGTTAATCACATATCACCTGATGTAATATCTAATCAATCATCAACAGAGATTAGAGTTAGGGCACCATTCTCTAATGATCAATATATATTTCAGCAAATTGAAAGAGAATACAATGGATATGAACAGACACAGACAGTATTTTATCATATAGGTGATCAGATAAATACAAAAAATTTTAAAAATAATAAAATATCTATTGATCAAATTTTATTAAGGAATAACAATCATAATGATCTTGATATATCATCTGGTGCTTATCTTCACATATATTTTAGTCAAACCGAAACAACAAGTATAGATGATTACTCAACAAATAAACAAATAATTGAATTGATATCCCCATCTATGAAACAAACTATCAAGTATCATAATACACTAATGATCAATAGGGATACTATTGATATTGATGCTACTGTTGATAATCCTATTATAAGAATGAAATTGGTTGATATATCTACTAACAATATTTTTGATAACAGTGATATCGAAGTAGATATCTATTATTCATATAAACCTGATAATACAAATAACACTAAGAATGAAAGTTATCTAGAATTGAGGAATACACTTGATCAAGGCGAAAGATCAAAGATAACTATTCTCCACGACGGTTCCGTAGGAATAGGAACAACAGATACTCACAAGTTTTCGTTGTTTGTGAATAATATCTCGGCAGAAAAACGTGGAATATACTGTGCAGACGATATAACAATTTTGTCAGATCGTAGGTATAAAAAAGATATTGAACCTATAAATAGTAAGAGTGCTCTTGATATTGTAAAACAGTTAGAGGGTGTTAGGTATAAGAGGTGTGTTCCTAATCTTGAACAGGATCAAGACAAAAATATAGATAAACAAAGATCACCTGTTATTGGTTTTATTGCTCAGGATATTCAACGTGTTCTTCCAGAAGTTGTTAGAGGCGAAGAGGATAGCGAGTTAGGTTTAAGTGTATCATACGCTAGGCTTATTCCTATCTTAGTAGAAGCTATTAAGGAACTTGCGAAATAAGATATGAGTGGCAGTAATTCTTTCTTTAGCCCACTAA